CTTAAGAATGATGTCACAAACCAAACTGAAAATATTTCGAACGCTAATACAGAAAGTGCTGATGCAGTCGAATGCACTCCGGAACCGCAGAACTTATTGCCAGAACCTTGTGACGACACAGAATAAAGGGAGAGTCTTTTAAATGGCCTCTGGATTATCGCCGCAGCTGCCGCTTGTCGTAAGTGAAGTATTTGGTGCTTATAACTTAAATACAAATTTTGAGGATTTAGCAAGACAAAATCTTAAAATGCTTATTTTGACCATCCCGGGCGAAAGGATAATGGATCCTAATTTCGGTGTTGGATTAAGAAGGTATCTATTCGAACTAAACGATAGCAATACTTATTCTGCCATCTCCTCAAAAATTAATGAGCAGGTTCAAAGATACTTGAGTTACATTCAGATAGACGATATACAATTTCAAATACCCGAAGGAAACCCTGATTTGTTTCCGCACAATCTTTCTGTTTCAATATCTTTCACAATATTGCCACTTCAATTATCGACATTGCTACAAATTGATGTTGACCAACCTATTTAGAGAAATAAATTATGGCCAAAAAACTACAACCTATCGATTACACCAGTCGCGACTTTGATTCTATCCGCAGAGATTTAGAGAACTACGCGAAAAGATACTATCCTGATACTTACAAAGACTTTAACAAGGCATCCTTTGGCTCCTTGATGCTGGATACTGTCTCTTATATTGGAGACATTCTATCATTTTACTTGGATTACCAAACAAACGAATCGTTTTTAGAAACATCGATTGAGTATAACAATGTCATTCGCTTAGCGCGACAGATGGGGTTCAAGCTAAATACAAGCCCCTCTTCATATGGCATTTTAACATTCTACATTCAGGTTCCTTCTGACAACAACACAGCTGGACCTAATTTAGATTATGCTCCTGTTCTTCGTGCGGGATCCGTCTTCTCCTCAACAGGTGGTGGTTTATATACCCTGATAGAAGATGTGGATTTTTCCATATCAACAAACCAAGTGGTCGTGGGCACTGTCGATTCCACCACAGGAAACCCAACAAACTTTGTTATTAGAGCACAAGGTCGTGCTGTTTCGGGAAGAACTTTGTTTAAAGAAGTTGAGGTTGGAAACTTTCAAAGATTCTTAAGAGTAGATTTAGAAACTTCAAGGGTTGCTGAGGTTTTATCGGTCACTGATACTGAGGGTCATGAGTATGTTGAAGTCGACCATCTTTCGCAAAATGTTATTTACAAAGCGATTCGTAACACCAATACATCAACAAATTCAACAGTTCGGAACCTTTTAAAAGCTGTCCCGGTAGCAAGACGATTTGTTGTGGAGAGAGAAGGACAAGCGACTTACTTACAATTTGGATACGGTTCGGATTCTGAATTGCTGTCAAATTCTGTTGTAGACCCAACAAATCTAGTTTTAGATTTGAATGGGCGTGATTATGTTACGGACTTGGATTTTGATCCAACCAAGTTGATCAGCACAGATAAGTTTGGTATTGCCCCAGCAAACACAACTTTGAGAATTGGTTACAGAGTCAATTTAAATAACGATGTAAATGCCGCTGTTAATACAATTGTTGGAGTTGATAGACCGCTATTTAGATTCGCATCCCAAGGATCCTTGTCGCAGGCTATTAGAAATACGGTCATTTCCTCAATAGAGGTTTTGAACGAAGAGCCATTTGTTGGCGATATTTCACTACCCTCTTCAGACGAGATTAAGCAAAGAGTCTTTGGATTCTACGCAACACAGAACAGGGCTGTGACAATTCAGGATTACCAGTCTATCTGCTATGGCATGCCTGCGAAGTTTGGATCTATTAAAAGAGCGGCAGTTGTGAGGGACTTTGATGAGTTCAGAAGAAACTTAAATGTCTATGTTATTTCAGAGGACACAAGTGGAAAACTACTTCCAGCTAACATAACTCTCAAAAATAACTTAAGAAATTGGCTTTTACAATATAAAGTAGTAAATGATACAATTGATATTCTAGATGCTCAAATTGTTAACTTTGGAATTAATTACGTTGTTGCAATTGATCTAAACACAAATCGTTTTACGGTTATCAACAGAGCTAATGCAGCTTTGAGAGATTATCTATTAAGAAATCAATATGATATTGGCGAATCGATTTTGATAACAGAGTTTTACAAGGTTCTCCAGAAGGTCAACGGAATTATCGATGTTATTGATTTGGAGATAGTTGGAAAATCTGGCGTCTCCTACGCTTCTTCTTCATTCGATTTTGAGGAACGGTTGTCGGCTGATGGACGTAGAATAGAAGGCGAAAATAACGCAATCTTTGAACTTAAGTTTCCAAATGTGGATATTAAGGGAGCTATCCAGTAATGGCAATTTTAAGATACACTGCCAGTGCAGATAATACGATCACAAATGCTTTTGAAGCCGATTTGGTCACAAGAGGCACTGGCTCCAATATGGGATATGCCGATTCTCTTGAAGTTTTCTCAATCTATGGACAAGAGTCAGGCTCTAATGGCCAATCACAAGAGCTTTCAAGAATTCTGATTCAATTTCCAGTAAATCAGATCTCTACTGACAGAACTGCAGGCACAATCCCAGCATCTGGTTCCGTATCGTTCTACCTTAAGATGTTCAATGCAGAGCATCCATTCACGCTTCCGCAAGATTTTAATTTGGTTGTTGCTCCGATATCGCGATCTTGGTCAGAAGGTACGGGACTTGATATGGATAACTATCAAGATATAGGTGTTTCCAATTGGTTAAAGTCTGATTCGAGCACGTCTTGGTCCAGCGTCGGAGGTGATTATCTATCTCAAGACAATTATAATGTTAGATTTGAAAAAGGTTATGAGAACCTAGAAGTCGATGTTACAACTGTTGTAGAAAACTGGATTACGGGTGCAGCTGGCGGCGGGTACAACAACTACGGTTTTGGTATACGACTAACTGCCTCACAGGAAGCTTATTTCTCTTCGTCATTAGGAACCGATTCTGGCTCTGTAATCCAGAACACAGGAGGCGCAACACAGTCGTATTACACAAAGAAGTTCTTTGCTCGCTCAACAGAGTTCTTTTTTAAGCGTCCGGTGCTTGAGGCTCGATGGGATTCTCGCACAATGGATGACAGAGAAAACTTTTATTTCTCTTCTTCTGCGGCAACTGCGGCAGATAATCTAAACACGCTACAATTCTACAATTATGGAAGACGCGGCCTTAGCAATGTTCCGGCTGTTGGGACGAATAATATACTTGTTTCTTTCTACTCAAGCTCCAATGGATCCCCCACCGGCTCGAAGCTATCCCTTCAGGGTGGTGGTAGCGTCGTCTCTACGGGCGATACAAACGCTACCGGCAGTTATGTGAGCACTGGCATCTATTCCTGCGATGTAGCTCTTACAGCGGCTGCTACGCCCTTACAGGAGATACACGATGTGTGGCATTCTGGAGGAGTTGAATACTTTACCGGTTCGTTCTTCCCTGAGTTGATGCCGACTTATGACAGCGCTCCAACGTTTAATCGAATCACATCTTGCAAGAATCTTAAGAAAAAATACTCCACACAAGATACAGCAAGGTTTAGATTCTTTGTTCGCGACAGAGATTGGTCCCCTACCATCTACACAGTTGCAACAGCAAACAATCCAACTGATATTATCGAGAGTGCTTCATACAGCATCTATCGTGTCACAGATAATTTGGCAGCTATCCCATATGGTACTGGGTCGGATTTGAGCACTTATTTGTCATATGATAAAGAAGGTAACTTCTTTGATTTAGATATGTCACTTCTAGAGCCAGATTATATGTATGAGATAAGATTGTCTTATTACAACGACAGTATTGGCGACTGGCAAGAGCAACCTCAGACGTTCAAATTTAGAGTTGAAGAATAATTAAAGTATGAGTCTTAAAAAGTATTTTGAAATTACCGAGAACATCAAAGCGCTCTCCGGTAAGACAGCAGATGAAATAGGCTCTCAAGTAGAGTCTGTTGGATATCACGAAGAAGACATAATCGAAGAAGAAAGGTTTATTCCAAGAGTAGACTTTTCTAAGCCCGAAAACTTTGCTCGCTATGGATCAGCCGAAGAATACTATGATCAAGCCATCAAGAGAATCTACAACGAATATCCTTACGATGGTTCTCTAAGAGAAAGATTGCAGTGGGAGAATGAATCCACTTATATCGACTTATACATCTACAACAACCGATACCCTAGAACTAATGGGTACGCAATCGTTTCCGCAGATGGATGGGGAACTCAAGCATCTATAACTGATGGGTACGGCTTACCAGATGATTTAGAATACATTTTTGTAAAAGGCGGTCCAAATGTCAATCCAAATGGCATGTCGCCAAAATCAGTTAACTTTACAGGCTCTAACTATTACGAGCCATCTAAGAACAGAGGGTCGAACCTAGAGTTTGATCTAGCATCGCAAGGTGCTTCTATTGAGTTTTGGTTAAACAAGACCGAGTTTGTTACTGCTTCAACAGAAAAAGAAGTTCTATTTGATCTTTGGAATGGCGAGAACTCATCGTCAGCAGATTATGTTCGTTTTACGTTAGAGCTTTCAGGTACCGCTGACGGAACAGACCCATTCTTGCTTACGGTTTTCTCAGGCTCAACAGGGTTTTTCCAGCAGCCAATCGCTGCCACGACATTCACGACTTCTTCTGTAGCAGATTCCAACTGGCACCACTATGCTGTAACAGTTAAATCTGCATCTGCTGGCGTTACCACAAGATTCTATGTTGATGGTGATCTCAACAACGAGACCACATTGGGCTCTGCCGGTATAGACGACACAGACTCTTCAAGCCTACGTGCGTACATTGGTGCCCTCATAACGGCTCCATCTGGATCTTCTGCCTCTGCTGGTGCAGGTAAACTCTCTGGTTCTCTTGATGAGTTGAGATATTGGAAGACACAAAGATCTTCTAAGGAAATCGGACGCTTCTGGTTTACGCAAGTTGGCGGTGGTGTAAATACGGATCCAACTCCATTTACAACAACCGAGGAATCTGCAAACGTAGACCTAGGTGTTTACTTCAAGTTTAATGAAGGCATCACGGGAAGAGCATCAACAGATAGCACTGTTCTTGATTACTCTGGTCGCTTCTCTAACGGTTCGTGGACTGGATACACGACCAACTCAAGAAACACAGGATCAGCGATTGTATTGTCTAATGCTGCCATTAGCGAATACCAAGATCCAATCATTTACTCTTTCCATCCAGACGTTGTTTCGTTAGCATCTGAGTTGCAAACATCTGGTTCAGCTCACGATGTTAATAACAATGCTGCTGTTTACAACTCTATTCCTTCGTGGATTACAGAGGAAGATTCAGAAGGTGAGAAGAACACTAAGTATCTAACACAGATTATTTCAAGCTACTTTGATACTCTGCATCTACAAATCGACAGCCTAAACCACTTAAAGGATATCCAATACCCTAGTGGTAGCGATAAACCGCTTCCATTTGCAGAGAAACTTCTTTCTTCTTATGGGTTTGTAGCGCCAGAGATTTTCCTAGATGCTGATGTTTTAGAGAAGTTAGCTGATAGAAGTGAAGATAGGGTTTACGAGAAATCCCTTCACGATATCAAAAATATTATTTACCAGAACATTTACAATAACTTAAACTACATCTATAAGGCTAAAGGCACTGAAAAAGCATTTAGAAACCTTATCCGCTGTTTTGGTATTGACGATGAATTAGTCAAATTCAACATTTATGCAAACAATGTTGAATATGAGATGCGAAACAATAGAAGAAATATTATTGTTGGTGATAAGTTTGTCAACTTTAATACAGCTACAGGGCAGAGTGCTGTAGTTTACAACTACACTGACGCATCAAACGCTAATTCTGTTGGCTTTATCACATCAAGTTCCGGTCTAACAGATGGCTATGCTACAACGCTAGAAGCTGAGATTTTATTCCCCAAAAAGTTAGATGAAACCTCTATTGTTTATGTTGATACAAATACAATTAGCGCATCTCTATTCGGTGTCCACGGCACAGTAGATTCGGGAACTGATACAACTTGGGCCTCCTCGGACGCAGTAAACTTCCAAGTTTTTGCCGTCAGAGATGAATTAAGATCAACAAATGTTAAGTTTGTGTTGACCGGTACCGCTGGTGGCTATGTCCCAGAAATTTCTTCCTCCTTGTATGAGGAAGTGTACGATAACACCAGATGGAATTTGGCGGTACGAATTAAACCAGAACAGTTCCCACTAAAGGGACTCGTAACAGGCACAGACTCTGACTACATCGTTGAGCTTCACGGTGTTCAAGTAGAAGCTGGGGAGGTTCTGCAGGAGTTCACAGTATCTGGCACCATAACGAACCCTCCCGCTGGCTTTGTGACTGGCAGCAAGAGAGTATTTGTTGGCGCGCACAGAACTAACTTTACGGGCACCTTGCTTCAGACATCAGACGTTAAGGTAAATGCTTGTCGTTACTGGCTAGATTACATTGAAGATGGAGCCTTAACAGGACACTTACTTGATACTGAGAATCATGGCGCTGCACAGCCGCATCTTTATGCTTACCCATTTGATACAACTGCGTCTTACGGAGATATAACAAAACTTGACACCCTAGTGTTTAACTGGGAGTTTTTGAACAATACAGGCTCCAACGCTAGCGGACAGTTTGTTGTTGATGATATAAGCTCTGGTTCTGCTGCATTAACAAGATTTGGAGATCTAGGAAACATCCTAAACAAGCAGTACACTGCTAGAGGAGACTTCTTCCAAGCATCTTCTACAAATGCCATTGATAAAGATTTTGTTGTTTCTTCAAAGTTGAATCTTCCCGAGAATATCCAAGCAGAAGATATGGTTAGGGTTTTGTCCACGGAAGATCAAGATGTATTTACGATAGAGACGCGCCCAATAAATTACTTCTTCGCATTTGAAAAGAGCATGTACCAGACCATTTCGGAAGAGATGGTGAATTACTTTGCTACCTTAAAGGATCTACACAACCTTATAGGTGACCCTGTAGAACGCTGGCGACCTGAATACAAACAAATGAAGTTCATGCGCCAGAAATTCTTTGAGAAGGTCGGCAATGACGAACTAGATTTCGATAAGTTCTACGAGTTCTACAAGTGGTTTGATTCTTCTTTATCACTTATGTTGGGGCAATTGGTACCAGCTTCTGCTGACTTCTCCGACAACGTAAAAACAGTTATTGAGAATCACGTCCTAGAGAGACCAAAATATAGAAATATCTTCCCATTCTTGGAGCGCGTCGGGGCGACTGATATAGAGGGAACTGTGATACACCCCATTCCGCCTTCTGAAGAGGCAATTCCTGGCGGTCCTGAAGTGCCCGGGGGATCCAACTATGGTGGCGACACTAACGCTAGTTCAGAAATAGAATCGGGCCCTTATGAGGCTCCTCCTACGGATGGCTCTGATACTGAAAACAGACCATGGCAAAAATACAGAAGAGAAAAGACTGGTGATAGAGAGGGTATTTTTGAAGTAGTAAAGTCAACGTATAACAGATACACTAAATCTACTGGCAAACTTAAGACAAATTATTCTTTCCCCTACGACGGCGTAACAAAGAATTCAAATTATGATCCTAATTTTGTTTTCCAAGCAACGCAGCCTTACGGTCCTACAATCGCGGCAACAAATATTCCTAAAAACATTATGTTGTCATTCGATATTGATGTCGAAGAACTCTTAAACACCACAGATATTAGAAACCCGAGAGGAAAAACGAAACTTTCTTACGGGATTAACCCCTCTATAAACAAGTCTGGATCAGAAGATCTAAACTACTATGGTAAAAGCTATGGTCCATTTAGCCTTTATAGCTCATCTGTAACAACAGGGTACAACAGTGAGGTTGCCCAGAATTACAAATCTGGAACGATGGTTACCAACCTTCACCATGATTTGGTTTTTGATACAGGAATTCCGGCACAGGGTCCGTTCACAGAGAAGTTTGTTGGCGGCAGATACTACCGACATACAGAAATCAATGACGGTAATGATACAAGAGAGT